CGATCAACAAAACCTGCTGATTTTGGTGTTTCTACTTCTGCTAGTTCAGGCATATTATTTTCCTTATGTTGGGGCCAGCATTATTGCTGGGTAGCCTTATTTCTTACCTGCAAGCCCTGTCTTCTTAGGTTTGCTTTTCTTCTTTGGTTTGGGGGTGGTCATTAGACCGCCTTCTGCACGTCCACTTGTAGCCCAAGTACCACCTGCTTCTTCAACTTTTTGTTTAAAGTCCTGAATTTCTTCCGCAGTATTTGTGCTTGCACCAGCTTCAAAAGCTGCTTCTGTAGCTGCTGTACTTGCAGCAGCCCTAGCTCTCGACGTATTAACCGCATGTTGTTCTGCGGCAGTAAGTCCAGGACCGTCATCACTAGTATCCAACATTGCAACATCAATACCACCAGGTTTGTAAACAGAAGCCCCACCTTCATCTTTAACCATGTCGCCAGAGGTATCGGTAAATTCTTTTCTTTGATCTGCAGTAAATGTCCTTTGTAAATCTAAACTAGTAGGTGCAAAGGATTTTATCTGCTCTAAGTAAGATTTACCAGTTAAAAGACCCAACTTATCTAAAGCAGAAAATAATATCCCACCTTCGGCTGCGGCTTCCTTAATCTTGCCATCTAGGTAGTCAACCATCTCTGTATCGCCTATGCTATCGTAATAGTTACGAATACCCCTTGCTTTAGCAATATCTTGAGCTTGTATTCCCTGTGGTATTAATCCTATGACCCCCCTATCTGCAAGGTCTCTTGCACCTCCAGACATACCTAAACCATCGTCAGATTCTACCCATTTTTTAACAGAAGCTGTGTCACCAAAGTCAATTCCATCCATCCAGCTTGTATCAGAACCACCAGAAACAGTAGTGTCTCCACCACCTCCTGAGCCACCATCGTCACCAGTATTTTTGCTCATCTCTGACTTATAAGCTATCCACTCTTCTTCGGTAAGTGGGTAATCGGATAGGAGTTGATCCTGCCCTGCTTTAGGTGTTGCACTTGCTGGGTCAGTACCTTCATAAGCAACCTGAATAGATTCTCCATTCTGGTTATAGTGGGTTCTCATGTAAGTAATTGATTCAGTAGCTGCTTGTTCTTGAGCTGTTTGAATATTAGCCTGTTGTGAGGACGTACCTTGAAACATGGGAGAGGAGTAACGTGCTCTTGCAGGACTCCATCTAGAAACTATAGACCCATCCTCACCAGCATAGCCTTGCGTAGGAATCCCTGAATTACCTACAGCTTGAGGGGCTGGCTGTTGTTGAACCCTCATTGGAGATTGCATCATAGCTCCTTGAGCAGCTTGGACAGGTGCAGGAGCCATAGGTTGTTGCATATTACGAGCAACATCTTGTTGCGTCATTGGAGTTCCACCAATCCTACCATTTTGTTCCATAGTGTTCAAGCCCTGTTTTGCTTGACCACGTAGATTCTCAAAGAAATTTACTCCGTAGTAACGAAGGACATCGGCAGGGACTACGTACTCACCCTCCGACAGCATAGCAGGAATATCATCTCGTACTTCTTTAGCAAGAGAACCTGGAGGTACATTGTTACCGGACACTGGGTCTTTATTCATGCCATCGTCAGCAATTCCACCATACTCAAAGAGTGACATCTGTTTTTTCATGCTCATATTACCTACTTCGCCTCCTTGGGCAAATCCCTGATCTGAATTTTTTCGAAAGTCTATTTTAGGATTAAATTCTATAGCTTTTTGAGAGTAACTACCATCATCTATAGCCATTTTAATTGTGTACAAATGTTCTATAGCATCTGTGTATCTACCTTCACCTATTGCAATTGCAGCTTCTCGTCCAGCTAATTGCATGTCATTGTACACAGGAACTTTTTTATGTTCTTCTGCATAGGCTTTAATTTTCTCTTGTGCTTTGTCTACGTACTCTTTATAGAACTGCTCAAAAGATAGATTAGTACCTCTACCAAGGTTATCGTAGTTAAACTGTGCACTATTTTTTAAGTTTTCTAGGTGTTCTTTTTCAAAACCGTACTCACTTGTTAAACTGTCAAGCAACCTATTAACTTTTGGTTTAACATACTCTGACCCATATACACCACCTTTTTCAGCCATCCTGTGTGTAAGATCGCCAGTGTGCTCAAGTGCGTAGCTAAGTACCCCGCCCTGTAAAACCCTTTGTGCAGAAGTCATTGCCAGTTCTGGAGCACCTCTTTGTATTTCTGCTAGCTCGTCAAAAGCATCATACACTTCTGGGTCAATGTCATCTCGGTATCTTTTAATTTGGTTAGGACTAGAGTTAGGTTCTGGATTGTCAAGAGACTTCATCATAGTCTTAGCAAGGCTATAGTCTTCTGCCTCATTGTAAGAGGTAATAAAATCCATAGCTTCGTCAATATTTTTTTGTAAATACTTTGGAGTCATTTTTGCTGGGCGCATGCCCAGTGCTTTAGATAACCTATTTAAAAAATTAGGGGGTTTATTTATCTTAGACCCAAACTCTACTCTATCCGGTAATTGATTAGCTTTCTCCTCAACAACAGACCTACCTTTTGTACCCGTTGCCCTTTCCCCTGCAATGCGGGCTTCAACTTCTTTACCATACCTCAAATAGTTTAAGTATACTTCATCTCGCAATTGTTGATATTTATAAGCTAATTTTTCAGAAAGTTTTTTTGAATTTGGATTTTTTAGTATTTCTTCTCCGAGAGCTAGCAACTCACTTCGAGTGTTTAACAAGTTTTTATCATCTTTTAGATGTGTTTCAAACAGGCTCTTTCCATGAGAATCTTTTCTTGATCCACTTAAAACTTTCATAGCTTCTATGTTATTATTAGCAATAAAATCCATGCCGGTTACAATAAAATCTTTTGCTTGTAAAGCATGTTGTAACTCATGAAAAAAAGTTGACCTGAATTCTGGACTGTTTACACCCTTTTCAAAAAGTTCTGTAGCTATATTTATAGAATTGTTAGAGGAATCATAAAAACCTAAATAACCTGGCTCGTCCGTGAAGCTTACAATAGTGTCTTTTATATCTGGGTATTGTCTAAATAATTCAGAATGACTTGGTATAAAAGATTCTAAGCTAAAACCTTCACCAGGTTTATTAGTGACTTGTTCTAAACTTTCCTTGACTGTTAAACCATTTCCATCTGCATAATTTGCAACTGGATTTTCTATTTTTATTTCTGCATCAGGTATTTCAAATTTATATTGATATGAAAAACCTTTAGAAATTTCTGATCCTGGAGCAGCTGTAGCAACCCTACCAGTCATTTCTTCTATTTCTGCATCAGAAGCACCTTCCGATTTCATTTTTGCAGCTTTTTCTAGTGCACGGCCTCGGTAATCTCTTGCTCCAGGGCCACCAAAGACTCTCATTGTATTAGAAGAGTCCCCACCAGGAACTTTACCTACAGTAGATGCAGCACCTGTACCACCAGCTAACTCAAAGATGTTGCCTAGTGTAACATCTTCCATACCTTTGTTACCTGCGGCAAGATCACCCGGTATCTTAAAGGTTTCCCAAGCAGCACCTAAAGATTCTTTTAGAAAATTAATAGTTTGCTCTCTAGAGGGGGCAGTGGGGTTGTCTAAATACCTTTTAACAACAGGAATAATATCCTGTTGTATCTTTTCGTAATTACTTCTTTGATCTTCTGCAGGTCTTACAAAGTAAGTTCTACCGAATATAGTTTTATATTGACGATTACCAAGTTCATCTTGAACACCAGTCCACCTATCATTTTCACTAGCATCAATAGGTCTATCAAAGACTGGCACGTCAGCAATTGATAGTGCAGTAGACTCTTGGTTTTCTCCTACTTTTACTGGATTTGCATCTGCAAACTTTTTACCCTCTGCCGCCCAGCCTAGGGCTTCTTCAGTTTGACTGGCCAATTTACCTTTGTCAATCTTTGTAGATTTACCTACCTCAGCCATTTACTTTTTCCCTAAGATACTTAAATTTATTAAGGCAAGCTGCTTGGCCTTGTAGCCTGTACAGATCTTCTGCTGAGTTTGCTTGTTCCATCTGACGATGGACTTCAGCTAATCGGGTGTTAAGCTCTGCAAGAAAAGATTCCCACAGAGCTTTATCATTTACTAAAGGCTTTAGGTTGTGCATTACTGTACTGGACCTTGTCCTGTGTTACCTGAGAAGCCCTCTTCTCCTGGCTGAGGGGCTGTTCCTATTCCTATGTTACCACCCCCGCCTCCTGCGGTATCCTGCACTCCAGGGGCTGCTCCTTGGCCCTGTGGGGCTTGTCCTTGTGGACCTGGTGCTCCTGGAGGTGGTGCTGGCGGTGGATTCTCTTGTTGGAACTTCTTCAAGATCTCAGCTTGGATTGCTGCTTGTGCCATATTGTTGCCAACCTTATCAGGATCAAGATCCATAGACTTAGCAATTTCACGAACAATATAATCCATTTTAGCAAAGGGTGCAAGAGCTGGATTAGAAACAACCTGCATAAACTGCATAAGACGTTGGCTACGTACTTCGTTAGCCATCAAGCTTTCTGTACCACGAGCTTTAACTTCTAGGTCACCTTTAATTTCAGTGTCAAAGTCAAACTGCATGTTAAAGTTGAAGAATGCTTTACCTAAAGGGGCAAGGAGATAATCATCAATGTTTTTGACTACGTTTCTTACAGAACCATTGGCAGCAGACATGAGCATAGAAATACCAGATGCCGTTCTGCCCACACCCGAAACGCCAGTTTGACCATGTGCAAAAGAAGGGAACCCAGTACTTTCATCAGCCAGAACCCTAGCCTTATCAAACATCTGCATATTTTCATTAGATACGTTAGGGAACTTGGTGCCGAAGATAGCTTGACCAGGTGCCCCTCCTTGTCTCCTAAACACTTTGCCTGGATACACGGAGAGGTCTTGCCCTGGGACGAGATTAGTCTCGTCTACCTCGATAAGCAAATTACCAGATAGGGCAGCATTGTCTACTGCCATACGCATAAAGCCATTCATAAGTGTTTGTGTGTCATCCATGTTTTCAGCAATACCTACGCCAAAAATACTGTATGGATTCATTTCGTAAGGTGCAGCAAAGTAAGGTATATAAGCAGGAGTAAATGGATTCATTACCAAACGGATAACTTGTCCGTTTGCAACCCAGATATTTACACTTAATTGATCTGCATCTTTTAACTCTTTAGGGATGTCTACCCCTTGATCTTCAATAATATCTCTATCTACAAAACCCCAGAACTCCAGAACTTCAAAACGTTCAGCTCTGTCCTCTTCTGAGTTATCTTCCATAATGTGTTCCCACCACTCTTTGCGGTAGTCTTCACCAAGACGGAGGGCATTGTCGATAGCATTCTCACGGAAGTATGGACGATTCTTTAAAGCACGTAATTGTGAACGAGACATTTTGTGACGTTCTACTACATACTCAGCTTCTTCCATAGTAGAAGCATCTGGATCTGGATAGAAGTTCCAGATAGACACAGAAGTAGTTTGTGGAATTGTTTTAAAAGTTGGAGTGTAGTTACCCTCTTCATCCCAGTTTGCATACTCTTTATCGACAGCAAATGGGCCTTTCATGATCCCAGTACCAAATAGTGCCGATTCAAATGCAGCAGCACGTAAATGCTTTTTAGCATGAGATTCTTCTAGTTGGTCATGAATCTTCTTTTCCATCTTCTTAGCTGAAATTTCTGCCGGATGAAGTTGGATTGAGCTAGGTGTTTTTCCTGGCTTATCTTCAACCTTGTCTGCTACAGGTTCAAGATCTTTCTGTAGGCTACCTACACGTTGCATATACTGGGGAAAAGTTTCCCCTGCATTCAAGCCTCCAGATTCTTCTTTTGCTTGATTTAACTGTGGATTAGTCTCAAAACTAATTGTCTCTGGTACATTGTCAGGAAGAACTGTCGGATCAATGGTAATAGGGAATTTATTACCACCGAATAGTACTTCTGCAATTTGCCCATAAGCAGCAAGAACCTTTGTTTTAGTAATTTTAACAAAGACTCTGGATTTTTCTGTAGAGGTAAACTGTACATCAGGGCCATAAAGACCCCGATAGTTACGATAAGATTGAATCCAACGTTCTTCGTCTAATTGACGAGCTGTTTCAGCCTTACTGTACTTATCCTTAACGAACTGGATAATCTGACCTGTCAACGGATCAGAATAGTCTTCTTCTGCTACGTCTTCGATAGCAGTAGCTTCTTCCATATCCATTTCCATTGATTCAAATTCTTCTTCCATGTCTTATCCTTAATATCCGAAAGTTGGATCTGATGCTTGAAAGCCTGTTCGTTGCGATGCAGGATCAAAGTCAAATATATTACTTCTTGGCCTTGTCATTACACCATATCTAAGAGCATCATACAAGTGGTCTTCTGCATGTGTGTCTACATCTTCAGGATTATTTTTATCTAAAGGTAGACTGGGTATTTGTGAGATTGTGTCTGTACAAGTATTGAAGAACACTAACCTAGGCTCTTCTGTAAATTCATCTATCTGCAGACGTCTGTGTAATTCGTTCTTACCTGCTACACGAGAACCTTTAGATCTATCTGAAGGTCTCCACCGACAACCCTTCATAATCATCTGCTCGGCTAGGCTGGGGCCAGTATCACCACGATTATGCCAGAGAGAGGAGTCAAGAACTCCATACCGTATTTTCTCGTTAGACTCGTTCTCGATATCCAAGATCATATCTGCTAAGTCTGTAGCTGTGACCTTAGATACGTAAAGCTCCCTGTAGACTACCAGTTGCTCTGATCCAGGAACTACCGTGAACCAAAGAACTCCTGTGTGAGACCCGTAGCCATAGTCACAAGCTCTAAACCGTGTCCAGTTACCTGGTATGTCATACGGGTCAATAACGTGGTCCCGTCTGTTAAACTCTGGAAAAGCTGCACCTTCATTTATGTCCCAGTCACCTTCAAGAAGTTGTCTTCTTTGATGTTCAGGCAGAGATAAAAGATTAGCTTCGTAAAGACCATCGTCTGAAAGATAAGGGTTGTCGAAGAGGGTGGCCGGTATAAATTTTCTTTTGAATAGAGACTCACCCTCCCGACTATGACCTTTTGGCCACGTAACCACGTTTCCGTTTTCGTCAGTGGCAGGGAACGCTTTATTCGGAGTTTGAGGGTCGATAAACGTTCTTTTTACCCACTGATGCCCAGGGCCACCTGGGTTGCTTGTTGCTCTCATATACAGTGGCAATCCAGATGCCCTAGTGCTACGGAGACGGGATCTCATGTAGTTCCATGCATAAGGGCTAGGCCATTGTGTAAGTTCGTCAAAGCCAATCCAGTTAAAAGCTTGACCTTGGTATCGCATAACGTCATCATCTCTATCAAGATATGACATCCACAATGTAGCACCTGATGGAGCTACCCAAGTCTTATCTCTTTCCATAAACTTGATCCCAGGGATAGCTTTTGGATAGAGTTGTTTACTTACCGATATAAGTTCTCTAAGCTCTTCTGTACTACGACGAACAAGTAGCATTCGTGCATTAGGGTTACCCAAGTACCTAACTGGGTCTGCAACCATTGCATACGACTTACCGCCACCTGCTGCTCCTCCGTAAAGTACTTCCTGCTCCGTAGCTGCCAGGAAAGATGTTTGTGGTCCAGGGTTTGGCTCAAAGATAACTTCTTGCGCAGCTTGTTCAAAATCTATTTCTTCAGGTTTCGGTTGGGCTGGTATCGAGGTAGTCTTTTTGACCGAGCTGTCTACCTTCAAACCTCTCGGCTTTTTCAAGGGCTTCTTTGTACCTTTGGGCGAGGTAACGTTGAGTTGAAGCTTCTGTCTTACGTTTTTGCTCAATTTTAACTCTCTTGTATAATCCTACGTGGGAAATATATCTTCCAGATTGAGTACTGAGCCAAGCAGAGACTTCTCTATAACTGTAACGTTTCAAGAACTCCTTAGCTTTTTCAAATAATTCTAATTCTTCTGGAATTGGTAAGAGTATATCACGATCATCTGGATGTTGTCTATAGCCAAATGGAACATGTCTTCCAACTCTGACTGCGGCTTTCCAGACATATTCCTCACCAATTTTTTCAGGTTTAGGTAGTGTCCAAGTTTTAGTTATCTTCATTATCTTTTTGAGGCAGGATAAATAGTGGGCTTGCTGCAGAGACTTCTACCTTCTCTGTCTTCACAAAACCACTACGATCTAGGACATCTTTTGCAGCTGCCATCTTTTCTTTATTTCCCAGATCTGTCGGGTTGTTCATAATTTCAAACATTGAGTATGCAGCTTTGGTTGAAGAAGAAGCAATAAACTTCTTGGTCAGATCCGCAATCTCATCTGCCAGTGGCTCTGCTACTTGACGAGAAGTTACAGCATCTGCGTACCCAGCAAGCTTTTTAGCTTTAACTAGATTTCCGCCAGCTTCCTCAAACAATACGTCGAGAAATTTTTGCTGCTTCTCCGTTAGATTTCTAGCCATAGTGTCACCACTTTCCTTGTTGTGTACCGAGAAAATAAAAACCTACAGTTAATATAACTAATCCTACAAGGGCAGCTAATATGCCAACAGACCAGTTAATAATAGCTTCTTTTATTTCTTCTTTGCGGTACTCCTGCTCTTGTTTTCTCTTACGTACCTGGGATTCAATTCGGAGAAGTTCTTCCCAAGCTGATGGACCCATACTAAATGATATGTATTGCTTAAGCTCCTTACGCATTTCTTCTGCTTTTTTCTTAGCAGCAAAAATTTGCATAGCTTCTTGTTCTACACCCCCACTTAGTGATTTCCACCAAGGGGGGTTTTTAGCTTTTGTTTCTGCCCGACCTAAGTCAGACATGGCTCCTGCCCACTGAGACAATTGGCCAGACATATCTTGCAAGCCTCTGCCTACCTCAATACCCTTTTTTATGGCATTAAACGCAGCTGATGCTCCAGCCATTATGGTAATTGGATCCACGAGCCTCCTCCCAAAGTCTCATCTACCTATTTATAATATAGATTTTAACCTAAAAAGACTTTTTGAGCAATCTCTCCACGGGATATTCCAATGTCCTTCAATTCTTTATCGGACATATTCTTTAAAAGCCAATAGTCTGCACGGCGTTGTTGTGCTACAGCTACTGCTTCAAACCAATTGATTAACCATTTCATGTTTATAACTCCTGTTTCATGAACATCATGTATACACGTTTGTATACACAGGAGTTATACCATACTTAGTTATACCACACTATTGACAATAGTGCAACCCCGTTACCCTACTGGAACAAAGGTCTCTGTTACAGTAAGGATAGTGTCAATATGACCAGCAGAAGTAGGTACGTTTTGTATCTTGTCACCCGGCTGCAGTACTAGGTCGATGTCGGAAAAGGTAACGTAATCACCTGCATTTAAACTCTTACCTGAAAGAAAGTGAGACGTGTAGTTATCAGCTGCTACATACCACTCTACATCTACAGAGTTTGTACTTCCACCACCGTTGACTACATGGATAAACGTAACCTCAGCTACACAGTTAGCAGGACATGTATATACAACCTCTGTAGCAGTGCCACTGTTGTGACCATACACAGAACGCATACGTGCTGGTTTGCCCTGATTGAGTACACTCATTTCTTTTTAGCAGCCTTCTTTACTGTTTTTACTATCCAAGCTTCGTTTACTTCCGTGTCAGGATCATCCGCAATGTAATGACCTTTATCGTTACGAGCACGAACCATCTCCAGTTCGTCCTCTTCCTCTAGAATAGGATCACCGCCTTCCAAAGTTAAAATAAACTGCATGACTGCATCATCTTTAGTGTGCCACTCACCCCGTATTTTTTCGGCAAGGACAGTACCAATATGATCTACTACTTTAT